TACCGAACAGACAAGAGCACTCATCGCCCTAGCACTTGCGGTCCATCAGGCCAGCGCTCAGTTAGAGCCCACGAGCTATTGGGCGCTCTGATGGGCCTGTTTAGGCGTAAAAAGAAGGAAATCGAGCAGCGCGATTGGCTCTCGGGATGGGAGATTCCCCAGCGAACGCCCTATTGGAGCTCCGCCGGCCCCTATGTGGACACCGCGAACACGGTTGGCCTATCCACCGCCGGAGCGGCGCTCAAGCTGGTAACGGAGACCATCGGCATGATGCCGCTCAAGGTCTACCGTGGCGAGAAGCCGGAAGTGGTCGAAGCGCGGAGCGCATGGCAGTGGTTCCGCCTGAACGAGACCCCGAATGAGGATCAATCGGCCTATACCTTCTGGCAGGACGTTGCCACCTCGATAGAGACCGATGGCAACGCCTACATCTGGAAAGCCTTTGCCCGCCGACCGGTCCAGGATGAAGGCGACCTCCAGCTGTTCGTGATCAACCCGGCAGACGTGTTCCTCAAGCGTGACGACCAGGGACGGAAATACTACGAACTTCGCCGCCGGGGCCAGTCTGAGCGGGTGTCGGCGAGCCAGATCCTGCATATCCGGGGTTGGGCGATCACCCCCGGTGCCGATCTAGGCGTCTCACTGATCACGCTGTATCGGGAAACCATTGGAGCCGCCCTCGCCGCTAGGGACTACTCATCGCAGTTCTACTCGAACGGGACGAGCGTCCCGGGGTTCATCACGATCCCCGGACCCGCCAATCAGGAAGACCTTGACCGATTCGCGGCTGAATGGCAGCAGCGCCACGGGGGCCTAAGCAACGCCCACAGACCCGGGATGCTCGGGAATGGCGCTGGCTGGATCTCTACGGGCATGTCGCAGCGCGACGCGCAATACATCGAAACCCAGCGTTTCTCTGCCGAGGAGATTGCCCGCATCATGCGGGTCACACCAGGGATGTTGGGGATCGTCCCCGGTAACTCCGGCCAGATCACGAGCCCGGAGAACGACTTCGACAGGTTCCTTCAGGCCGACCTAGGACCGCGCATCCGCCGGATAGAGATGGCATTGATGAACGACGCCGACCTGTTCCCATCGGGAGGCAATCTGTTCCCCGAGTTCATGACTGCCGCAGTCCTTCGCCCGAGTTTCACGGTTCGGATGTCGGCCTACGTTGATGCTATCCAGGCCGGCGTTTACACGCAGAACGAGGCTCGAGAGAAGGAAAACCTGCCCCCCAAGGAGGGCGGCGACGAGCTACAGCAGACACCGGTTGGCGGGGCACCGAACCTCGTCACAGCACAGGGAGATGCGAATGAGTGACCAAGACCGCGAGATTCGCGTCCTGGGGCTTGAGGGACTCGAAATCCGCCATTCCGGCCGACCCAATGAGGGATTCACCCTCCGGGGCTATGCGGCTGTCTACAACCAGACATCACACGACCTTGGTGGATTCCGTGAGCAGATCGCCCCAGGGGCTTTCGATGAGGTGCTCACCACCGATCCCGACGTTCACCTCACCTGGGACCACGACACGCGATATGTGGCCGCCAGGACGAAAAACAACACCCTTCACCTATCGTCCGATGACACCGGGCTATTCATCGACGCCCAGGTAGGCAACTACACATGGGCCAAAGACCTTCGCACCGCCCTCGAGCGGGGCGATATCAACCAGGGATCGTTCGCATTCAACGTTGCCGATGGCGGGGATGAGTTCGCCGCAGACGACGATGGCAATGTGATGCGGACTATCAGAAACATTGGGGGGCTCTACGACGTGACCGTCACGGCGCAGGGTGCGTATCCCCAAACGAGCTTGGCTGCGGTTCGCTCGCTCGCCAAGGTCACAGGTCGTCCGCCTGAAGAGGTGGAGGCCGCGCTGGTCGCTCCGCAAGAGGGCCAGGGAGACGAAACGGAGCCACGCTCCGCAGAGACTGACGAGGAATTCGCTATGTGGTGGGCGGCCATGGAGAGGAAGACCGCTGCATATCGAGCCACCCTCGACAAGACAGCAGAAAGGCTAGGGAAACTCCATGAGCGGACTGAAGACGCTTGAGGAGCTCCAGAGCGATCTCGCTGATGCTCAGCTAGCGTTCGAACGGCATAATGCGGCCCTCCAGGGCCTCGGGCCGGACTCGAGCAAGGAGACGCGGGAAGACCTGGAATCCAAGTTTTCAGAGAAGGAGGCTGAGGTAGCGAAACTGGCCGGGGATATCGCCCGGATCGAGCGCATGAACAAGGCGCTTAACGATGTTCCGCGTGCCGAGGTCAAGGTGGGGGAAGAGCCCCGCACGTACGCCAAGGGTGTTCGAGAGGCCGATGGAACCTTCCGGAGTTTCTTCCGGGACACGTTCCTCAAGCAGGCGGGCGATATCGCCGCCGAGACGCGGCTTGCCCGACACGCCCGGGAAATCGCATCTGAGCAGCGCGGTGCGATCACCACCGGCACAGGTGGTCCCGGCCTCGTTCCGCCGCAGTATCTTCTCGATGAGCTCGCAGCTTTCGCTCGGTCGTCTCGGCCCTTTGCCGATGCGCTCGGGCCGCGGGCTCTCCCCGAGACGGGTATGACGTTCAACGTGCCCCGAGTTACCACGGGTACGGTGACGGCGGTGCAGGCCACTGAAACAACGACGATCCAGGATGGTTCGGCAGTCACCGACTACCTGGCGTTCACGGTGAACACCGTTGCCGGTAAGCAGATCGTGTCCAGGCAGTTGCTGGAGCGCTCTGACCCCGCTACGGATACCGTCATCGGCCAGGATCTCTCGGCGGACTATGCGAAGCAGCTGGACACACAGTTGCTCACACAGGCCACCAACGGGATCACGGTCCTGTCGGGCACCAACGCCGTCACCTACACACAGGCGACACCGACGGCTGCGACCCTGTATCCGAAGATCGCAGATGCTGTGCAGCAGATCTGGACGAACCGCTTCGCGGCCCCAAGCCTCATCGTGATGGCTCCCCGACGCTGGGGTTCCCTCCTCGGTGCGGTTGATACGTCAGGGCGTCCGCTGGTTGTGCCAGATGCACCCGCTGCCCAGAGTGCCTGGAACGCGATGTCGATTGGGGATGGAACGGTCCCGGCGGGCCTGGTTGGATTGATCCAGGGTCTTCCCGTCGTGGTCGACGCCAATATCCCGGTGAACCTCGGTGTTTCGACCGACCAGGACACGATCATCGTGACCCGCAGGGAAGACCAGCTTCTGTTCGAGGTTGGGGCTCCTACGGTTACCGTTGATATCTCGTCCTTGTCGGACAACCTGAACGTGAAGATCTATGCCTACGGGTACTTCGCGTTCACGTTCGCCCGGTACGTCAAGGGCACGTCGATCATCGGTGGTACTGGCCTCAAGACTCCGACCTTCTAGGTCGGATAGGAACTGGGGACTATCAAGGAGGGGGGGCTTCGGCCCCCCCAACCCCAGGAAGGAGAGACATGCCAGACGACGAAACCATCATCGAGGCGCTGCTACGGGAACTCGCAGCGTATGAAGCGATGGGTGACGAGGTAAACGCGAACGGTGTGAGGGCTCAACTGAAATGGAAGGGCTGGAAGCCGGCCGCGCCGGCCAAGCGTGCTGAGAAGACGGAGACCCCAAAAGAGACGCGCTAAAGGGTCTATGGCCTGACGCCAATAGGGCCTTCTACGCATCACGTGTCTGGCAGACGATCTTTGACTCAGAAGGTCGATGTATCGTCAAGTACCCAACAGACCTGTGGGCCTACAAGGAACTCCTCGAGAGGGTTCAGCCCGCAGTCATCGTAGAGACGGGCAGTGCAGAAGGCGGCTCGGCCGCATGGTTCGCGGACTACGCCGAGGTAGTCAGCATCGACCCCGTACAGCCAGAGAGGCGGGACGAGCGGGTCCATTGGATCACCGGTTCGAGCACCGACCCGGATGTTATTGCTCGGGTGTGTGAGCGAGTCAGGGGTCGGAGTTGCCTCGTCACCCTAGATTCGGACCACGATGCTCTACATGTGGAGGCCGAACTAGAGGCGTATGCCCCACTGGTAACGCCTGGTTCCTACCTGATCGTCGAAGACACCGCAGTAGATGTGTACGGGATCGATTCGGAGTTCTACCCCAATGGTGGCCCCGGCGTAGCTGTGGAGCGGTTCCTAGAACGCGATAACCACTTCTCCCCAGACCGGACATGTGAACGCTTCATGCTCGGGATGAATCCCGGCGGATGGCTAAGGAGGATATGAGTGCGGGTTCTCGTTACCGGCGGGACAGGGTTCATAGGCAAGTACACCTGCGAGGCACTTCAAGAACACGGGCACGAGCCGATCACCTTCGGTGTCACCCGTGAGTGCGACATCCTCGGTGATATCAGAGACGCATCGGCTATCGACCTCGCGGTGAGCACCTCAGATGCGGTTATGCACCTGGCCGGCGTTCTGGGAACCCAGGAGACGGTTGACGATCCATTTCCCGCCATCGAGACCAACATCCTCGGTGGGCTGAATGTCTTCAAGGCGATCCGCCGTTACGAAGTCCCTGCGGTCAACATCGCCGCAGCGAACCATTGGATGTGGAACCCCTATTCGATCACCAAGAAGGCCGCAGAGCGGTTCGCCCTGATGGCGAACAAGGAATGGGGCACCAAGATAGCCCTCATCCGTGGTCTGAACGTCTACGGGCCTAGGCAGAAGGCTTACCCCGTCAAGAAGATCATGCCGAACCTCATCATCCCCGTCCTTGAGGGCCGGCCCATCGTCATCTACGGTGATGGTGAGCAGATTATGGACATGATCTGGGTAGAGGACGTGGCTGAGATCCTCGTCAGGGCCCTTGAGCGCGATCACGGCGTCTACGAATCGGTTATGGATGCCGGCACGGGACGTAAGACGACTGTCAACGAGCTGGCTGAGGCAGTCGTGGAACTCATGGGCGAGGGAACCATCGAGCACGTCCCGATGCGCCCGGGCGAGGCTGAACACTCCATCGTTCTGGGGGATCCGACCACCCTACGGCCCTTAGGTTGGTTCCCCGATGACTTCCTGCCGCTCGAGGATGGCCTGAAACGGACCATCGCCTCCTATCATTGATCGCCGCAGTTGTCCCCGTCGCGTTCTTCACGGAAGAGCACGTCGATATGACGGTGCGCTTCCTGAACAAGCTGTACGACGAGGTAGACCGTATCGGGGTCTGGCACAACGGGGGAACCCTCGCAGGTACAGGCGCCGAGATGCTCGGCCGGTTCAAGGACTTGCATGTAGTCGATGCTGAGGGCTGGTCATTCTACGCGATGTGGAACGATGGAGCTCGCTGGGCCAATGATATCGAAGCCGATATCTTGCTCGTACTCAACAACGACATAACCTGGCCCCCCGGCGCCCTAAGGATCCTGGCTGAGGCGCTGGCGTCCACCCCGCCCAACGTCGCCGCGGCAAGTCCCGACACGGGAGCCACAGAGTTGAGGCCCACCGCGATCCAGGATGTGATGCTGACCCCAACGTCCCAGGGTGTCCTTCCCTGGTGCTTCGCTATCCGTCCGCAGTTCTGGCAGCCGATAGATGAGCGGTACCACGTCTGGTTCGGGGATGACGAGTTTCAGAACGCGCTCTCTGAGGCCGGTCATCGATGTATCCGGGTCGGGGGGGTGCCGGTGTTCCATCCCGTCGGGGGCGATACGACGATGGGCCACCGTCCGGGCGTTGCTGCGCTGCGTCTAGAAGACCAGGCACTCTACGCCGCCAAGTGGGCATGATTTGGTTCTTCCGCATCTCGGTGTTTGCGATAGCGGGCACCTATCTGTACGGATTCATCAGCATGCATAAAGAGTTCGGCGAATGGGATTGGGCGTTTCTCGTCGGAGCCATAGGGGTGCTTGCCATCGGTTCGGCATTCTGGGTGCTGCCGTGAAGATCTACGCCCTCTTGAACTGGTATGAAGAGCCCCCCGAATGGCTCGCCGCGGTAGTCGCTTCGCTCTCAAGACTGTGTGATGGCATCGTTGCAGCGGATGGGGCCTACTACCTGTTCCCGAATGCTCTTCGGCAGCCGGTGAGCGGTGCGGTCCAGGCGACGACCATCGTTGAAACGGCGCTATCGGTCGGGATGAGTTGCACGATCCATGTCCCCTCTGCACCCTGGCTAGGCAACGAGGTCGAGAAGCTCAATGCGATCCTTCGCATCGCCCCGGGGATACCGATGGAAGATTGGTATTTCAGGATGGACGCCGATGAGCTCTTGACGACGGTGCCAGATGATGTCCGCGAGCAACTGGAGCGAACGGATAGGCATGCGGTTGACCTACGGTTATGGGAGCGCCTGGAAACGTTCGGCCAGACCCAGCAATCGCCCATCAGACGCCTCTATCGCGTGCTCCCCGGTATGAGCTTCGGGCCGGCACACCACATCATCACCGGCTTCGTGGATGGCGAGCAGGTCGTGATCTCGGATCTCGAAAGGCCACGCACCCAGACCCCGGCCCTGGATATGCCCGACTTACGGATGGAGCACCGCGGCCACATGCGGCCCAAAGCCCGACGCGATGACAAGGAATGGTATTACCGCAAGCGCGAAGAGTTCGGTATAGAGACCCCGGAGGTATCAGATGGCGTATATAGCAGCGGCTGACTTCCGGGAGCGAACGGTCAAGCCGTACTGCGCCAACCTTATCCTGAGCGAGAACGATGGCACCGATGCATACCTCGACCTGGTGATCGCTCAGGTGACGACCCAGGTAGAACTCGATCTAGCCGATGATTTCGAGCCTCCTGGGGGCGATGCAGACGAGGCAATCGACGTAGACGGCTGGGGCACGACCCGCCTCTACGCTCCTCGCCGCATCCGTTCATTGACGACGGTTCAGACGCGCTTGTCATGGCTGACCACTTACGTAACCGAAGCCAGCACCTCATACCGCATCAAGAAGTCACTGGACGCTGCCGGCACATCGATGGTCGATGGCTCAACCTCTGACTGGCTCGACGCCCAGGCGGGACTCAGCACGGGTATATGGCCGATGGGGGCCGGGACGGTCAAACTCACGGGCAAGTTCGGCTGGGCTGCGGTGCCGACCGACATCAAGCGTCTGGTGGCCCTCAAGACCTACGACCAGATCAAAGGTGGCGGTGACCCCCTCTCGAGGATCGTTCAGCGGACCACCGCAGATGCCGTGCTGACCTATGGGCCGTCTCAGGAGGTTACCGACATCACGAATCGCTACCGCCGCACACCGGCATTGGCCTATATCGGATGAGTGCCATCCTTATCTGGCGCCCCGAACTGTTCAACGCCAAGCTGATCGCAGCAGCACGCCCCGCAGCGGTGGAGGTGGAGCAGGCGGCCAGGTTGAAGGCAGTGACGGCCAGCAAACGGGTTGCCGCCTCGATTCGGATGCTTGGGACGACCACGAACTTCACCATCGGTACAGACTCTCCGTTGGGCATCTTGTTCGAGAAGGGCGTGCGCCCCCATGAGATCGAGCCGAACAAGAACGTCCTGAAGATGGCCGACGGTGGATTCGTGACGGGCCCCGTGAAACACCCCGGGATGGCTTCTAAGCCATTCCTACGGCCGGCCCTAGCCCTGTGGGCCCCGGCGTATCGACGGATGGCTACGGCGGCTCTACGTGGGTTCTAGCTGGCAGTCATTCATCGATGCGGCTATGACGGACCTCACGACGAATGTTCCAGGTTTGCGTGATGTCCGGGAACACCGGTACAGCCCATACGACCCGGAGGAGCTCGTAGCCGGGGTGGGGGAGCGGCACCTATCGATCTTCCCCGTCGCCGCCCAGGCCCAGACCGCCGAACGGCTACTTACCGGTCCCGGTGGAGACTTGATCCTTGAGACCTACCGCATCACCTACTGGGAGGACGCGGGGGATGAGTCCTCGAGAGGATCGGACGAGGATGCGGCGGCCGACCTGCTAACCCTGGCCGAGGATGTGCGGGATCGCTTCTACGACATCGACAACCTGCGACTAGGCGGGGCACACGAAGTCCATTACATCGGTACGGCGTTCCCCGAACGCTCTGGTCAGGTCCGCTGGTTCGCCATCGGTGTTCAGGCCCAGCAGCACGTTCACGTAGCTTAGGAGGCAGCGTGCGTTACAAGAGCCGTAACAAGACTGTTGAGGTTGAGGGCCCTAATGCTAAGGGTGAAGTGATTGGCCCCATCTCCTTCAAGACCGGCTCGTATTCCACCACCGACCCAGACGAGATCGCACTCCTTGACACATTGGCAACAGACCCCGCCAACCCTATCGGCTTCGATCCGAAGGAGTAAGTAATGGGCCTTACAACCCCGTCCAACAACTTCATCTGGGGCATCAGCAAGCAGACCAACGAAGCGACGGTGAACACCACCGAGGAATATGGTCTGCCTGTTTACTCTGGCCGGTCGCTTCCGGTGCAGACCACGACCCGCGTTGAAGTCACCGACAACACGGCAATGGGTGCCGACCCGTATAAGCAAGGGGACGAGCACTGGGAGGCCGATGTCGTTGTCCCGGCCTTCGGAGCCCCACTGCCCCGGATCCTGACAGGCCTATGGCCTACGGACACCAAGACGGGTACGGGCCCATATACCCACACGATGTCGGGCCTTGGTGGTGCCACGAACAACTGGTTCACCACCTACAACACCGACCTACTTGGCGGTGCGGTAGAGGAGACGTTCGAGGCCGGCCTGATGTCGGAGTTCTCGATTTCGGGAGACGGGACGGGCGGGCCTGCGAGAGTGGGATGTAAGTTCGTCGGTAAGCGCCCGACCGTAGCCTCCTATACGAACTCCACACCTCAGGTCATCGGCACAGATGGTTACTTCACCTTCTCGGGTGCGGTGCTTCAGTACGAGGTGGACTCGAGCACGCCGGTAACCGAGACGAATATCCAGAGCTTGTCTCTGGTGGTTCCTAGGCCCGTGGCCCCGGTGGCTACGGCTGACTCCGTGTCGGTCAACTTCCTGGCCCTGTCGAAGATCGAGCCCACGGTCTCCATGACGCTGCTGATGGACGACCATGAAGCCTATCGCGCTACCTTCTTCGGTGCGGTGGCTGGGTCAACCCCTTCGAGCACGCTGGTTAAGGGTTCGGTGAAGTTCAACCTTGTTCACTCGATCACCGGTACTCACTCGGCATCGTTCACGATGGACTCGGTGATCCTGATGGCCGAACCCCCCGTGCCTGACCCCGCCGCGAGTCCACTGACGGTTACGATCAACGGTGTGGTGACCAAGCCAGCCTCGGGCGACCATGTGAAGCCTGTGGTCATCAATGCGGTGACGACTACCTACTAAGCCCCAGCGCCAGGCCGGTAAAGCCCACGATCAATAGGGCTAGAGACAGAGCCCACCACGGAATCACTAGTTCGCTGTCTCGTACATCCATCTGGCTCATGCCAGCACGCTACTCCCGATCCCAGCCCGGACGCAATGTGCTTCTCATCACATTCTCGGGCAGGAAGGAGTCCCATGAATGCCGAGGAAACCCTCGAGCGAATCCGCAAGCGGTACGACGTAACCCTGCCCTCGGGCATGAACGTGACTATCCGGCTCCCCCGTATCCGGGACTGCGTCTTCGCCGGCAATGTCCCCCTGCCCGTGATGCGCCACCTCCAGGAGATC